TTTTCATCCTTGGGAGGTAGATCCTTGGGGTCTGTAAGTTCTACCTTCTCTTCGATAAGTTTAGGAGCATCAAGCCTTGCAAGGTTCTGATACTTAACACCTTGATAACCTTGAGGGAAGGCAGGGTTACCTTCGCAGTTGTTTACGACTTCAGTCCAGCCAGAAGGCGGTTTGTCCAACTGTTTCAGAGTCCACATTTTCTTTTTAGGGTTAGCAGGATTAGGCTTGTCAAGACCTGCCTTGAGAAGTCTGATAAGAGAAGCCTTGTCAAATATGCGTTCCATTATTTTTTTGTAACAGATGTTGTATTTTATTAAAAGTTTTAATTTCTTTAGAAAAATTTTCTCTTAACCATTCATTTAATGCTTTTGCTCCAATTTGCGACCAAGTTGCTCCATGAATATCTGCAAGAGTTTTAACCATTTCAAAATCTTGAGTTGATACTGGTGTTACGTTAATTCTTTGTGTTTTATCGTGCATTATTCAAACCCTCCTTTAGCTGTATACACCCTGTGTGCAGGATGATTATTTTTAGGTTCTTCTGCAATCTTTGATTGTTTCACCTCCCATATATCCATCCAGCCACCACTTATTGCCCTTTCAAGGGCTATCTTTCTGTCTTTAGGTGTGAATGTTCGTAATCTATCAAAAATCCTCTCTGCGACCTTTCTAGAGCATGTAGCTTTCTTTTTATGTCTGATAGGCCACCATTCAAGGATTAGCTGAGAAACATCCTTAAGGTCATCAGGTATTAATCTTCCGTTGATAGTGGGGTTGGAAAAGGGATCATTAGAAGGTTTAGCTCTTTTTCGTTTTTTTTCTTGAAATTTCATTTCTTCCCAGACAAGACTACGCATGTAATCAGATCTTTTCATGCCGTAGGCTTTTGTTTCGTCAATAAAAGCTGCCATCTCTTCATCAAGGAAGACAGAAACTTTTATGTCTTTCTTTGCACTCATGTGTATTTATTGCTTTCAACTGACAGTAGATGATATCTAATTATATGTCAAGCAGGAGTTATGAAAAATTCTTCTCTATATCCTAATATAAGTATATTATATATATATTATTATTATAAATATATAACTACGTTTATAAGTATATAAAGTATTTAATATATATATATTATTAATAAATATATTTATATACTTTTATTATTCTTTTTCTTTTTGGTTCTTTTTCTTTTTCTTAGGTCACTTTTTATTCCATTCATGATATATTAATATGTCATAAATATTTACAGTTATGTCAGCTATCTGATATATAATGTATATAGTCGCTGCTCCTTTAAATGAAAGAGCCATTGATGACTCTAAATGGTTTTTTCTACCTTTCATTTAAAGATGTTTAGAGTTCCCACCGAGGATGTCTGAATGAGTCAACGCATTCATGGCGTAATTAATTCATTCATAAGCGATTAATTACCTGGTATTGGGTAATGCGCATAATAGGGGCTATTAAGTTTTTACTTGATAGCCTTTTTATATTATGTTATACATACAACATATCTTTTTAAAACCTATGCCAAGACCAAAGCAAGAATATGTACGTTACATGTGTCAATTTCGTCCAGAGCAATATTCAAAATTAAAAAAAGCAAGTGAAGATGGTATACCTATGGCATATCACATTAGACTTGCTGTTGATAATTATTTTCAGGAACTTGGTTAAAATATGTTTATATATATTAATTTACATATTTCCAGATTTTACCTTCAGATTCTGCTTTAGAAATAACTACAGCATACATTTTTAAAGTTTTGTTGTCATAAGCACTAAAATTTTTTTCAATAGGATTTTTAGCATCATATTTCCCAATAGGTTTAAAAACACCTTGTATTTTTTGTGCTGGTCTAAACTGCCATCCACGCTCTTTAAGAAACTCAACAGCAATTTCAATTTGACTTTTAGTCATTGTGATAATTCCTCAAATTGTTTTTTGACATAAATATCTATTGCTTTTTCTGCTTCATAAATAGTATCAAATGTCTCATGTGTTAACTCTTCCTCAAAAGATAATTCAAATGCACCAACTCCATTAGTGCAAGGAACTATTTCCCATTTTTCAATTAAACTCTCAAGAAGTTCAGTATTTTGTAAGTTACTCATAATCTTCATAATCCTCATCTATCTCTGCTTCTTCTATCTCAGGATATATTCCTGCATTGCGTAGATCATTTATCGCATTTTCTTCATGCATATGATCTATGCCTGGTTGGTGATCTCTTAAAAATGAATCCATTAATCATTCTCCATAGGAAATTTTTTGTTTTCTATATCCCAAGCAAGTTGATTTATATATTGATATATATCTTTTCCTGGATAGTCTTCAAAAGGTTCCCAAGCATTTTCTTCTAAGTATTCAAATTTTTCATCATCATCTAGTTTCCAAAAAGTTTCATCAACTTCATCTCCTAGATAATGACCTGATGCCCAACCAAAACATCTTTGTTGATAAGTTAAGTTTTTCATAATTTCGTAAACGAATTCGGTTTTAAATTTGGTAAGCTTTCAGTTGTTTCAATAAATCATTTCTTAAATTTCGTTTTACATTAGGATCTGTCTCAGATTGATAATCCTTTTCAAGATCCTCCATTAACTTCTTTTTAAGATTGATTTTTCTCTGTCTTTCTGTTTCAATAATGCATGGTTCATTTTCAAATGAATGATTCTCATCTTCTTCTCTTATCTCTTCATAAGCTATAGGAATCCAATCATAGAAAGTATTCTTATTTGTATCAGGATAAGTTGACCTCATTTTATGAATGATCTCATTTTGAGGCATACCATCTCTAATAAGATCTTTCATTGAGAGAATACAGTCATGACGATTTTTACTAATGTTTGTCATTATTTACCTCTTTAGCTTTTTTATTTTTATTAAATAACCTGTCATATTTTTTTGAAAGCATTTCTTTATCACTGTTTTTTCTCATAGTTTCAACAGATTTTTCAAATGGGTTTTTATCAATTTCTTTCTGTAAATCAGCGACCTCAATACAATGATTTAATTGTTCTTTTTGTATTAATTCCATTGATAATTCATGCTTGCCATCTTCATAATCGTCTGATTCAAGCTTCTCTTTAGATATTTGATAAGAATATATTCTGTATATTTTTGTGGTTTGCCTTTCATGCAATTTTCTGATTCTGTCTAAATTATCCCAATGGACTTGAACTGCTTTTTGATGTTCAGTTTTAATCCATTTCTCTTTTTTGGATTCATTCATGGGTTTTGTTTCATTCATGATTAATTAATTAGATAAACTATGTATGTATGATATCATAAATATATATTTATGTATACCATTCATGTCAAATATTAAGAGGTTCATTCATGACCATGACATTCATGATTCTATCGAGTTTAATTCATTCAGAATCAATAAAAATCATTTAATTAATACTCAAAATATTGACTTTGATATATTATTTAAATTTTTATTTTTATATTTTTTAAAAATTAAATAATAAATAAATAATAAATATATATAATATTTTTTTATTTATACCTTAGCTAGTACATTATTCTTAGTGTTACCATGAGCATTTATTACAACGTCACTTGTATTACCATCGCAAAGAGAGCATATATTACATGATGTCTTTTGTCCTGATTCTACGCTAGCGGGACAATGTATAAATCCTTTTGGATCATTCACACTCTCATGTTTAACTAAAAAACAATTAAAGCCAAGTGAACTTGCTTGTAAATATTCTTGGAAACTGTCAACACTAGCTTGAAATAAACCTTTATAAGGTAATGCGAAATTATTACGCCACATATGAGTATAACCAGTATGATTTTTTGCTACCTTTATAATATTTTTAACAATATCAATCGGTATTAAAACAGGATCTCCCGCACTTCCAAAACGTATACTTTTATTTTTAAATATCTCATAGTTACCATCAAAACATTCATATCTATTATTTTTGTATGCTTTCCAAACATTTAAAGGAGCGTGAAACCATTTAACATAACAAGAATTGTTGTTATATCCCGCATGTGGACAATCGCCACACACTGTCTCTCCATACTCTTTATTTTTAAATGCTTCATTTGGTTTTATATCTTGGTTTAATATCCAGGTTTGATACATATTACCGGTTTTTTTATTACTAGTTTGAGCATTAAAACCAGTAACAATAACCGCATATTTCTTTTTATTTACTGGACTTAAACCTTCATATAAAACTCTTCCGTTAGAGTTTTTTTTCATGGTTATAAATTATTTTTTATTTTTAATTTTCTTTTTTAATTCATTAAATTTTTTACTCTCTTCCAGTGTTAAACCTGCGAAATAATTCAATAAATTACCGTCATAAGCTTTAAAAAGCTTTTTAAGTCTTTTATTCATGTTTAATTAATTTAAATAAGTTAAAATTGAAAGTAATAAATACTTTCATTAAAAGGATTAAATTAATAATCCTTTTAAAGTAAGTATCAATTAATTTTGTTATATTCTTCTTTTAAAAAATCCATGTATTGTTTTTGAGCTTCAAATGCATAATACGCAATTAATATTTCATCATCCCTTAACTCTTGTTTTGCTTTAAATAATGCATCCTTAACCATTTTCAAGTCGGTAGGGTTATTTACTGCACTAAGTGCCATTAATCCATGTATGCAATGAATTATCTTTTTATTAGTTTTTATATTCATTTGTTTAAATCTTTTATATTTATATTTGTTATTTTTAATTGATTATTATATCTAACATTAAATGAAATTATATTATGCTCTTTAAATTGTGGTTTATTAATATACTGTCCAGTATGTGAAACAATAAAATCTTTTAATGCATTCAAATCGTTAATAATAGCAGTTTTGCTTTTATAGTCTCTGCCATATGCTGGTAAAAGTGTTAAAGTTGAATTCATAATTAATTAATAAAATAAAGTTGAAAATAAAACTATTTAATAAAAAATAGTTTTTTAAAACTATCTAAAATTTAATTAGATAGCTTTAAGAAAATATTTTTATTTATAATTTATTTTTGCTACTTCTTCAATAATATTTTCTTTATTTGTAAATTCTTTAGTCCTATTTAATAAATTTAATCTAGCTTTATTAGCTTCATGAAAACTTATTCTTAAACCTCCATTATCATGTAGAAGTTTATCTAAACACATATAAGCTTCATTAATAGTATTATATTTTTTTATTGTATATATTTGATTTCTTTCTTTATTCTTATAGATACAAGTAGCTAATCTTAATTTATAGACTCTATTTTCTTCTTTATTATCTTTAGTAAATATCTCACTTGTAATAAAATAAGTGCCAATATCTGTCACTTTAACTTCTTTAGAAATTTTACTATTAAAAGATTCCATAATTTCTTTTTTAAAAAACAATGGGAACTCTTTTTTAATTTTTGTAATACTTGTTAAATGATTTTTCATAATTAATTAATTTAATTGGTTTATAAAAAAAAGGATTGATATCAAATCAATCCATGATGTGCAGCAATGCATTTATCTGAAGCTAAAGTAATTTTATAATTCATAATATTACTTTCTATTTTTTGATAAACTTCTTGCTGCTTATCGTTAAAATTAGAATTCTTTTGCTTATACTCTTTTAAAGCTTGCAATCCTTGATTATTTAATAATTCTAAATTATCAAGTAAGTTTGAAAAAATTTCTTCCATAGTTCAATTAATAAAATAAAAATTTGTTTATGATATGTATTATATATCATTTATTAAAGTTTGCATAGTCTGGTTCCTTTCTTGTAACCTTCCATTTTTAATGGGGTGATCATTGCCCCATGATGAGAGTAAAAAACAAATTACAATAATGAATCCAAGGTAAAATTTCATGATGATAATTAATAATTTTGTTTTGTTTAGTTAGTGTCAGTCTGTGAGCGACTATTTAAAGAAATAGATAGTAAATAGTATTAAACTTATTTACTACCTATTGGAGCAGCTTAGAAAGTACTGTAATTAGCTCCTAGGCTTGGTAATGAATAGAGCTAATTGCTCAGTACCTCTATAATTTTTTTCTTTGAAGCTAGCCAAAGAATAACCTTCAGGAATGTTAGCTAGCCAAGCGATAAGCTCAGGTGACATGTTTAATTAGTATGTAATTTTCAAGTTAGAGAAAATAAATGATATACTTTCCCCATAGTTCTAGTATATCAAAAATATATTAACTTATATCATTTACTTAACATAATTGTAATAATTATGTACATATGTTACATATGGGGTAGCGTTGCAAAATATTTTTTATTTTTTCGTGTGGTGGGTACCCTAAATATATTCTGACTAAATTTTTGGCTCTACTTTGATTGTTAAGTCTGGAGCTTGAATATTGACTGTTTCTACTGATTCACCGACTACTTTTCCGAGGGAGTCAAGGATTTGTGCTGCTGTTTGATACTGACCTTTAGATATGGCTTTGTTGAATAGTCTCATACGCATGGCTTGTATGCGAGGGATCATTTTTTCTCTTTCTTTAAGCCAATCTTGATCATTCCATTCTTTAACTTTATTCCAATCTGTCCAGCCTGTAGCTTCACAGATACCTTCTCTTTTAGAATGTTCTATTACTAATTGACGAGTGGTTTTACCTTCTAATTGACGTGAGTATAAACGTTGACAACGAGCTTCTATGACTGCCCTTGAATTTGTACCACCTGTATATTTTTGAACACGAGGTTTACGTTGAGGAGCAGGGAGGTCGTAGTTTAGATTGTTTATGAAAGATTCAGCCACGAACTTGTTTTATGAGGGTATTAATATTTCGATGATAGCTTTAAAAGTGTAAAATGCGAAAGAAAATGAGTAATATTATGTAAAAAAGGTGTAGATGAGTTTAAATGAGATCAGTTTAAGGTATGCACAGGGTGAGGTGTTTAATTGTGATAAAAGATTTAGAGTGCTTGTTGCTGGTAGGAGGTTTGGGAAAAGTTATTTAAGTTGTATTGAGTTATTGAGAGGAGCTATAAATCGTCCTGGGGAGGTTTATTTCTATTGTGCTCCTACATATAGGATGGCGAAGGATATTGCATGGAAGGAATTGAAGAGGTTGACACCGAGGACTTGGGTTCAGAGTAAAAATGAGACTGATTTGAGACTAGATTTGATTAATGGGTCGAGTATTGAGTTGAAGGGAACAGAAAATGCGATGGCATTGAGAGGTAGGAGTCTTGCTGGTGTTGTATTGGATGAGGCAGCATTTATGGATAGAGATGTATGGGCTGAAGTTATAAGACCTGCTTTGGCTGATAAACAGGGTTGGGCATTGTTTATTAGTACTCCTGACGGAACTGCGAGTTGGTTTTATGATATGTGGTGTTTTTGTGGGGAACAGGAATGGGATGATTGGCAAAGGTGGAGTTTTACTACAGTAGAGGGGGGTAATGTAGCAAAAGAAGAGGTTGAAGCTGCTAGGGGGCAGTTAGATGCGAGGACATTCAGACAAGAATTTGAAGCAAGTTTTGAAAATTTAACAGGATTGGTGGCTGTTAGTTTTGCTGATGAGAATATTGATAAGGAAGTGGCAGATTTACACATGCTTCCTTTGTTAATTGGGCTGGATTTTAACGTTGACCCTATGGCAGGAATCTGTGCTGTGAAACATAACGATACGCTTTATGTCTTTGATGAGATAATGCTTACAGGAGGTGCTACTACATGGGATTTTGCGGAGGAAGTTACGAGAAGATATGGAGTTGATCGTAGAATTATTGCTTGTCCAGACCCTACAGGAAGTGCAAGAAAAACAAGTGGAGTGGGTGTAACAGATCATACGATACTTAGGAGGTCTGGTTTTACTGTTATGAGTCCTAGAAGTCCCTGGAAGATTAGAGATAAGATCACTGCTGTTAATACTGCCCTGTTTGATGCTAATGGTGATAGGAGGACGCTTATACACCCTCGTTGTAAAGAATTGATAAAAGCACTTAGGACTTTAACTTATGCACCTAATACTGGCTTACCTAATAAAAATTTAGGTGTAGATCATGCGTTTGATGCTTTTGGGTATTTATGTTTACAGCAGTTTAATTTGGCGAAACCAGAGACATTAGGGCAGACTGCGTTTAGAATATACTAAGATACCCTTTTTGCTTATGGCCTACGGAATGTCAACAACAAAAAAGAAAAAGAAGAAGAAAAAAACTGGTAAAAAACGCTGTTCTTGCGGAATGTAATTATGACTAAATTATGTGCCAGAGGTAAAGCAGCAGCAAAACGTAAGTTTAAGGTTTATCCTTCGGCTTACGCTAATGCTTATGCGGTAAAAGTATGCAAAGGAGATGTAAAAGGGCCAGATGGTCAAAGAAGGACTGCTTCTGGTTACACAAAAACTAAAAAACGTACAACAACAAAGAGAAAACGTGCCACAAGCAAGAAAAAGTAAACCTAGTACTAAAACCAGAGGAGGTTTAGATCGTTGGTTTAAGGAAAACTGGGTTGATGTTAAAACTGGGAAACCTTGTGGTCGTCAAAAAGGGGAGAAAAGAGGATATCCTGCCTGTCGTCCAAGTAAGCGTGTATCAAGTAAGACACCTAAGACAACAAAAGAGATGAGTCCAGCAGAAAAAGCTAGATTTAAAAGAGAAAAAACAGGCAGTAAGAAGATAACATATCAACATAGACGTAAAAAACGTAAAAAAAGGAGTTGAACATGGTCAAATCTGCTGCTATGAGTAGGTGTATGGGTTACATCTCTACCGTTAAAAAAGGTAAAAAGAAAAAATCCACTAAAAAAACAACAAAATCAAAGAAAAAATGACTGAAATCACACCAGAAATGCTCG